AGATTGTTCTGATAACTTCTCTGTTGATCTCTGCAAGAATCTCTGTTGAAAGAATGTTTGCAAGTTCTGCTTCAGCATTCAATCCGTGGATTGCTTTAAGATCTTGAGCTAGCTCTAATGAGTACTCAGCTTTGAGAGCTCTGGACTTCGCAGTCACAGTAACTTTCTCGATGCTGAATGCCATCTCGTTGAAAGCATTAGAAGTAGCATCGCCCATTTTCTCAGCGTCATCAGTACGCATACCTTGTCCAGTTGGATAGGTAGTAGCAGACTGAGAACCCTGTGGGTTAAGAGCAGCTGGGTTTGAAGCGTTTGTTAAACCAGTACCACCAGTTGTACCGAAACCAACTGATCCACCTGAGAATCCGTTTGTTAAGTTACTGCTGTTATTCTGTGAGGAGAATGATGTATCTGGCTCGTTGAATAGTGCTTCTGTTCCGTCCTGAGTGGAGAATCTAGATCTCATTGCGAAGATGAGTCCAGTAGGTCCAGTCATTGGTTGTACACCTGCTAGGTCATAAGCGACCAAGTTAGGCATAGCACGACGGATTAAGGAGATCAATACAGGATCGAAACCTGCTACTGTTTGACCACCTGAAGAGGTGAAACCTCCGTTTCCAACTGAGTTAGTTGGAGCAGCTTCATGTAAGAATTCTTTTTCTTCACGAAGTGCAATTTCTTGGTTTTCTAGGAGTTGTGCAGTAACCGCCTTACGGTGTGCATCTTTGATTGGGTCTATACCATCATAGTTTAGAAGGGGAGACCACTTCTCCTGCAAAACCTCATTGCTAGGCATTTGCATTTTTTTTACCTTTTAAGGAATTAGTTTGAAATTTATAATTTAAAGATCACTTTTTAGCAACTCTACCCAGAGTTTGCATGTATGCTTCCATTGCGGAAGAAACTTGTCGTGGACTATCCACTTGAGTTCCCTCAGATATGGTTTCTGAGTGAGCACTTGGAGCACTAGTTTTTGATGGGAAATAAGATTCCTTCAACTTTTCTAGTTTCTCACGATAGTCTGTTTCACTTTCAAACTCAACATTTGAGGCAAGAGAAGCGAGTTTTTCCTTCTGAGAAAGTGCAAGACCTTCACTAACATCTGCTAAGATGACATCGGAATTTGACTCTGCTAGTCTTTGATTTAGAGCAACGTTTCTTTCAATTTGCTCGTTGAGTTTACTCTCCATTTCATCAAGTTTATCTACCATGCTTTCAAGAACATCGTATTTGTCTTCAGGGACAGATACATAATGCTCTTCAAACAATGACTTCATACCTTCTAGGAAGGATTCAGTCATTTCTGTTTTGAGACCTGATTCTACTTGCAACTGATTCTCCTGAATCCACTCATCGGCAACGTACTCAAGATATGCGTCAACTCTCTCTGTTAACTCATCTCTTACGCTTGCTACCTCTTCAACAAGTGCTTGCTCGTATGCGGTCTGCAAATTCTCTTTAATTTCTGAAACTTTTTCTTTGATTGCAGCTTCAAAAATTGTTCTTGCCTTGGATTGGAACTCCTCAGAAAGTTCTTCGCCTTCAAAGAGTGCTTGAACGTCTTGCTCAACGTCCACTTTGTAGTCCTCTTCTTCAACGATTTCTTCTTCAGATGTTTCCCCTTCAGCAACTACTTCATCTGTAGTAGTTTCCTCTTCTGCTACAACTTCATCAGTTGCAGGAGCCTCATCCTCAGAGATTTCCTCTCCTTCTAGTTCTTTACTAGACATAACAGGCATAGGTTCTGCTGGCTTTGCTTTTGAATTAACAACATCTTTAACAGATGCAAGCTCAGGAATCTTTAACTTGTTTGAGTCATCGTCTGGTTTTGAGTTTGTAGGTGTAGGTCCACCTAGATCCTCATAAGGTGCACCGCCAGATACCATTGGTTCTGCGGGCTTGGCGTTTTTGGTTACTACGTTATCCATTTTTTGTAAATTGCTACCAAGGGCTAATTGATTTTTGTAAAATCTGATATTATTTATAGAACTTATAGATTTGATAAGAAATCATTGAATAAGTTCAACTTATACTCTTCGAGTCTTTTTTGATCGACAAGTGTATTAATACGCTTTTCGGTCTTTTCTGCTAGTTGTTCACGAAGGATTCCACCTTCCCAAACCCACTCTTTTCCTTCCATAATTCCATTCACAAAAGCGTCTGGGGCAGAAGGATCTGCTACTATATCAGCAGCAGTTGCTAGTTGGAAATCTTCTCCAACAACTTTACAACCGTGCATGTCTTCTTTAAGTGATCCAACACCACGAGAAGACACTCCAAGTTTTACACCTTCATCAATTAATGACGATGCAATTTTACCCATAGGGGTTGATAATAAAGTTGCCTTACCTACAAAATTATTTCCCTCTCTTACAAGTGAAGTAATCTTGTGTGATACACGATCTAAGTTAACTGTAGGACCATCAGGATGACCAAGTTCACCTAATGCTCTACCCTTACCGACAAAGTTTTCATTGTATCTACCAACTTCTCTATCGAGAGTGTCGATTGGATACATTCTTCCATTACGGTTTTTAATTTCACCTTGAAGGAATATACCTTCAATACACATTCTTTTTTTACTACCTTTTCCTTCAGTAATAATTTTAACGTTTGATACTTCTTCGGTAATTAGTTTCATTTTCTTAGTTTGTGTATCCTACTTTTGCACCTTTAACTGCAGCAGCTGCAGCAAAGATAACATGACTGGTTTGCTTTTCAATTAATGCACTCTCAGATCTCATTAAAGTAAAGGTTCCTACTACTGTACCACCTGCACTTTCTGCGACAGTAACTAAATGATCAGCATTAGTTGCTGTATTTACAACACGAACTACAGTTGCATTTCCAAATGTTGACGCACTACCAGATGCGGTAGCCATCGCTGCTTCTGTACCTTTAATTAATAGTCTAGGCATCTTCTTGAGGTTCCTCTTCGGGTTCTTGATCTACTTCAGTTTCAAGTTCTGCTTCTGGTTCTTCTGGTTCTTGACCAAATAAACTCGCTGCAGCATATTTTTTCATTCCATCAATTTTCTCACCAGCTTTTGCATAAATCATAGACTTTAAAGTGTCTGTTATTTCTGCAGGTGATGAATCAGTGGCGATCATATCCAACACGTTTGTTGGTTGAGCATCATTATCTTCCATAAAAATACTATAATTATATAATTTATTTATATCTCGGCTTTCCTAGCATCTTTTTGTGCTTGTGCATCAGTTACTTCACCTTGTGCTTCAAGGTCAGGATCTTGGGGAACTTCACCCATTTCACCACCTTGTTGAGGTAAAGGTTGACCTGTTATTGGATCTACTTGTGATGGATCAGGTAGTATGCCTTTTTCAATCTCATCTTCAATTTGTTGATCTAGTTCTATGATTTCAGTATCTGTTTGTCTTAATATCTTTTTCCTAACGTATTCAGTGGAATAAAACTTACCAATATATGGTTCAATAGTTGCTAGATTACCTAAACGACTTTGAAGCATTTCAGATTCTTTTAATTCTGCAAACTGATTATCATATAAGAAATCATATTGAATATGTTCACCCATAGATTCCCAATCTTCTGGTGTAACAATATTCTTTAATATTAATTGAGTGCGAAGCATATCATTGAACATTGCAGAAAATCTTTTTCTCAATCTTCCGACAAATTTTGAAAACTTTAGTTCATCTCTTAAGATCTCTGATGATCTACCTAAATTAAATCCACCATCTGCAGCGATTCTTGACTCAGGAACACCTAATGCACGATATAATTTTTTCTGGAAATATTCAATATCAGAGAGTTCACCAAGATTCTGTCCACCTGGTAATGTTGTAATTTCAGTTCCACGACCACCCTCTCTACGAGGCAACCAGAAATCTTCTAGCATACTCATAAATTTACGATCATCCCTAACTTCACCAGTGTTTGCATCATAAACCAACTTATTACGATAGCGACTCATGACCTCTTTTAGGTATTGCTCTGCTTTTACTTTTGGTAGATTACCAACATCAATATAAAATATTCTTCTTTCTGGTGCTCTTGATAATCTGTAAATTACAAGACTATCTTCGATCATTCTTAACTGATTAAGTGCCTTAATTGCTTTATGTAAATATGATAAAACTGTTCCTTTATTACGATCAACTAAACCAGAACTACAATATACAACAGAATCTTTTGCAATTTTTACTGATCCTTTTCTACCACCAGCACCTGCAATCATACCAGAATTATAATTTGGTTTCGCTGTATATAAAAAATATTCCTCTATCTCTGGTTCATTTATATTGTCTTGTGAACCTTTCGCACCAAGATCTAACAATTTAGTTTTAGGGTCTTGTTTTTTCTGCTGACGAACAAACTTCATCTTCATTGGATCAATGTATCTTAGATCCTGTATACCAGCCATTGGATTTTTAACATCTATGACTTTAAGATAATATACTCTACCATCAATATACCAATTTCTGAATATTTCATGAGCCTTTCTATCAAAGTCCATGATTTCCTTTATATTTTTAAACTCCTCTCTTATTGCTTTTTTTAATGCTTCACCAGCGTTTAAATTAGATAATTCTATTTCTACAGGAGAATCATATAAATCACTAACAATCGCTTCATTAACAACATCTTCAATCGCACCATCTGCCTCTGGATGAAGAGCCATCTCACGATATCTGCGAATTAAATCATGTTCAGTTTTATAAACACCTTCAATATCCAGATACGATCCATAAAATCCACTGGAAATATAATTATCAACCCCGTCCTGATTAGTTTTCGGGACAGGGGATATTACTGACGGTGATTTACTTTTACCATCATCAATAGAAAAACCAAACAGTTTAGCCATAGTATAATATTTTTACTTCTATTATAGCACTATTTAGGCGATTAGTTAATGTCCTCTCCACCAGCATTAGCACCGTTACCTTTAATTGCTTCCCAGTAAAGAACTTGAAGTTCGACCTGAAACTCCTGAATTCCTTGAGCATCATAAGATAATTCTATAGGTGCAACCTGTGTTGGGAATACATCATAGAAATGATATTTTCTTAATGTCTCTCCGCTACGATCAAGTTGGAATACAAATGCATCTGCCTGATAATCTGCTGGATTAGTTGTACCAGTGTTATCAGAAACTCGGTTGATTGTATTCATCCACTTTTCAAAAGCAGACCTGATTGCAAAATCTGTATCGTTAATAACTGTGATTGTCCAAGTGTCGAATGTTCGATCACCTGCGATTTTTAAAACCCTACCTCTGAAAGGAACTTCAATCGGAGCAACGTTAGATGCAGGTAAGTTTGCTGCTTTGACTAAGAATCTTGCCTTATTCAAAATATCATTCAAACCTTCCACATTTACTGCTGGTGGAAATGCTAGTTCACATTCAAAGAGATTTGAACGTGCACCACCACCACTTAGTTTACTCTTGAAATCAGTAATCTTTCTTAATGGAGGTGGATTGAGTTGGTTTCTTGTGGCCATGAGTTGTTACTTCCTTAAGTTAATTAAATGTTACCGATTACTTCCTCAAAGGATACGCCAGTTCTTGTAGCAACAAAGGTTAGACCGATGAAGTTGATTGAACGTGCGGGTTTAATGAAGATATCTGCGACAAACTCATTATTGTCTATTACAGATGCGGTGTTGTTAGTTTCGTCACATATGACGACATAATCAAAGATTCCTCGTTTTGCTTGAGTATCACGAAGGAATGGTTCAACAATATTTACAAAGTTTGTTCTTGTAATTTCATCATTAAACTCAAATAATTGATCTCTAGCAGCAGCTGAGATTGCATCCTCAAGATATATGAACAAACGACGAACGTTGATTCTATCAAATGCGGATGATTTTCCAAATCCAGTCTTATCACCAAATAAGATGATTCCATCACCTGGTTGGAAAATTACTGGGTTGACTCTGTTTGAATAAAGTGTATCTCTTTGAAGTTTGCTAGGATTATATGCTAGTTTAACAGCATTAAGTATTGCACCTCTTGAGTTACCTGCTGGTGAGAACCATGGGAATTGTGTTAGATCATTTCTAGCACATGTTCCAGCAATGTCTCCATTTAGTGGTACATAACGGAAGGTATCACTGAATCTATCGTACATATACTTGTATCCACTATCGAATACTCCGTATGTTGTAGATGTGATCGGTGAATAGAAATCAACCACTGAGTTGGTTATTGCAGAATCATTATTAACTGTAACTGTTCCTACAGCACCATCACTAATGAATGTGTTTCTGCTTGGTGATATGAACGCTATAGCGTCCTTTCTTAGTTCAGCGACTGCAATGATTTTGTTTGCTTTTGCTTGAACAGTTGATTTAGTACCTGCACCAGAACCCATGAGTAAGAAATCTACCTCAAAGTTTTCTGTATTTTCAAATAACTCATATCCAGTAGATATTTCACCAAGTGTTGCTGTTAAAGCACCTGATGCAGTAAGACTTGTTCCACCCTGATAGTTTACACCACCGCTTAATGTATAAGTGTTACTACCCGATCCACCATATGCTATTCCTTCAGCATCCTGATCCCATGCTATGTCAGTCGCTGCAGCGTATCCAGTTCCAAATGAAGCAGCAACCACACCTGTAGGTTGTGAACCACCAAACACATTAGTTGATGTATTGTAAAGATACTTTCTCCAGTACGCTGTGCTTCCTACTGAGTATTCAGCATCTTTTGCTTTTGATAATGAAACATGCTTTTCTAAAATTGTTCCTGCATTACCAGTAACTTCACCAGCACCGTCAATCACAAGAACGTGAATCTCATCAAATCTTGCATTTCTTGCTTCAGCATAACTTGATGTGCCTGGTCTTTCAACTATTGAATTCCAAGTAATTGTTGATCCAGCACCAGTAAGTGTTAGTGTTTGCTCATTAAACCAGTCTATTGCTGATGCGATTGTTCCAGCGTAACCTATTGTTGTATTAGCACCAGAGGTTGCTGTAATAATACCGATTGAACCTGTATCAGTATCAGTGGTTCCACCACCAACATTGAAACCTGTCTTGAATCTGTAAATTCCAGACTCTGTATAGTCTACAGCAGTTTCTGTTCCTGCAGCTGATACATGAGATACTACTTTAACACCAAACTTATTACTACCTAATTCCTGAGTTATGATTCCTTTTAAGAATCCATCTAAAGATGATGTTGATCCTGCACCCACTACAGTGGTTCCCTTTGGTATTGTTTGTGTAACCCCAAGTCCAACCATGCTTGATGGTGCTGGTGTTCCTGCAGTTCCGAAACCAATACCTGCTGTGTTAATACCAACAATCTGATCTGCAAGACCATCAATTGTTGCTACTCTAATACCGTTGCCCCATGAGCCAGGATTTCTAGCTGCGAATGTAACACCAGTGATTGTGTTATTATCGTACCCTAATTGATTGTAATGCTCTGTGCTTTTTATTTTGAAACTTGATGCTGATCCTGTATAAGCATTTCTTAGATCAGTGTCATCTGCTCTCACTACCCTCATATTTCCACCATATGCTAGGTAAGAAGAGGCGACTAGCCAATCTTCATAATGCTTGTCTGTCTCGTATGGTTGACCAAAGTTTTCTAACAGATCTGCTTCATCTGTTACTAAAACTGGTGTACCGACAGGTCCTTTAGCAAAGGGAGCAACAAGTGCACCAATTGATCCAGAGGTAGCGTCTACTCTACCAATGGTTAAATCAACCTCTCTAACTACGATACCAGGAGATGCTAAATTTAACGCCATCCCTTACTCTCCGAATCTCAGATTTATTTAAAATTATTTATTCAAAAGGGTATTTTCATTGGGGAAACAGCACATGAACATTACCAATCTGGATAATACCACTCCTTTTCTTTTATATTTGATTTCCTTCTCTTTACAATCCTTTTAATTGTGCATATCTTACACTCATAAGAATAGGCAGATGGAATATCTCCTCTGCCTTTTCTAGTTAGATAATAACCATCAATCAGATCCTTTATCTCACCACATACTCTACACTTTCTCTCTTTTAGTAATATATGCTCTAGATCAAACTGATCATCTAAGTCCATTAGATACCATTCCAGAAGTTGTCTACGGGTTGTGCGTTTCTAGATGCTATGTACAATGCTACATTACAGAAGAACCATAAAATATTTGTTACCCATGCTTGTCTCCAACAATACTTCCTATTTGTTTGCACAATAAAAAGTTCCTCTTCAGTTCCTGTATTTTTTATAAACTGTTCTAAGATTAATGAAATAACAAATCCTATAGCGAAGATATAGAATAGAAGATTTAAAAATCCTGCGTTAAAAAGTAAAAATGAAATCATCTGTAGTCCCACATGTAAGAGCGATCACCATATTCATCAGTATGCCACCTATCTCCTTCAGAGTCAACAAATGTTTCATCATCCAGACCATCTGATATAAAACCGAATGGAGCCATGTCCTGTTCGATTTGATTTTTTTGTTCCTCATATATTCTTTTTCTTATATCATTATCAGTCATCTCTTTAAAATAATCCTGTGCAACTAACCATGCAAAGATTACAAGACACATCGCTAAATCATCATTACAACCCTCTTCTGCCTCAAAAGAGTTATGTTTTTGAGAAAATGTTGTGAGTTCGGAAATTATCTCATAATCACAGGTTAGCAACTTATCATCTTCAATTAGTGTCTTTAAATTACTACACCCTAACTTTTTGACTGCAGCAGTCATTCTAACTCCTAACTGAGACTTCTTACCAGAGAATCCCTGACCAACTACCTGACCATTTCTACCTCTCATTGAAGCCATCAATAGATTATCATACTCTAAATCATATTGCAAGATGCTTGCTACTTGATCTCCAATATCATTTACCTCAACTAAAAGAAACGCATTATTATATCCTTTCGCAACGCTATGAATGATATTAGGGAACAACATAGGTTTGATTTCATTATTACGATATTTCGCAACTACTTTATATGGAAACTCAGTGATATCAAATACAATAAATGCTGAGTAGTCATTTCCCAATCCACGAGCAACGTCAACTGTGATCATATAATTATGTTCTTTTATAGAATCCTCGTAGATATCCAATCCAGCATTCTTTGTTATAGGTGCATCATAAATTAAGTTTTTAAGTTTGCTTGGTGCTATAAGAGTATTAACAGATCCTAGAAACTCACATTCAAACTCAACTTTAAACTGTTGTTCGGATGTATTTGCTATAGTTTGTGCTTTCCATGCTTCATCTCTACCAGGAACTTCATTCCAATGTACATCAGTAGGGATATATCCATTTGTCCCTCTCTCAGCATCATGCCACATTCTATAAAAGTGGTTCATACCACGAGGAGTAGATACAATTATTACTTTAGTGCTAGTACCAGAAGAAATTGTGGGGTATACAGACGCAAAGAAATCATCTGCTACATGATTCGGAACGAAAGCAAACTCATCAAGGAATAGTATGTTAAAAGACATACCTCGAACAGCAGATGCTGATGTAGATGCTGCTAATATTTTTGATCCGTTATCTAATTCTAATGATCCTTTATTCCATGCAATGATGCCTTGTTGCATCCATTTTGGTAAGTTTTCATATGCGGTCTGTAATCTACCAAGTAGATCCATTGCAATTTTTGCTTTGTTCGCAAGAATTCCAATATTAACACTATCATTGAAGATTGCATAATGTAGAAGATAAGATACCACAGTGGTTGATTTACCAGTCTGTCGTGGCATCTTGCAGATATTAAATCTTTCTCTGTGAAAATTATTAACTAGTTTTTCTTGAAAGGGATATAGATCAAATGGAACAAGACCCTCATCAAGAGATACTATCTTAATGTATTTCTTTGCAAAATATACTGGATCATCCTTACACTTCAAAAACTCAATGATATTCTCTTCAGAGAATTCAATCGGTGTATTTGCTTTTTTTAGATTAGGATTTCCAAGATATACATTATCAACCATAACAATTACTTTTTAGTTTTCTTTTTCATCGAGTTGATGAATTTTCGGTAGACTGCTGCTTCAGAGGTTTTACCCATTTCTCTTGCTCGTTGCTCCATAGCAACAGCAGCTTGAATTTTATGAGCATGTGATCTAGAAGAATTCCTGATTTTTGAGACAGACGCTTTAGCAGTAGCAACGTCCTTGAAACCAAGTCCATGAATAGTTCCTTTAGGATTTTCATCTGTATATAAGTCTGAGTGTTTTTTTGAGTTTGCAGGTTGACCTTTCTTTCTAGGGATGCGAGGATTTGACTCCTCATTCATTGCTTTCTCTAATTTATCTGCTTGTTTAGCATGAGTTTTAGATCCCTTTCTAAGATTTTTAACTAACTTCTTGATATAAGGTTTATCTTTTTTATCTAACTCCTCTTTCATATCATCTTTGCTATCAAGATAATCAGCAGCAGTATCTAAGTAATCAGTCGCTTTGGTTATCTTAGATTGTACCCATGCTTTGAAGTTATCTTTTTTAAGAGTATGACTCTTAATTCTCTTTGATGCTCTCTTTGCAGTCTTTAACTGATTACGAATCATCTCAGGTTCATGATCCTTATGTTTCTCCTCTTCCATTGCTTGTTTGCGAATGGTTGCAAAGTAAACTTTCTTACCCTCTTCTTTACCATATTGCTTCTGCATACTCTTCTTCATATCAGACTTATCATACTTCTTCTTTAACCTATCGTCTTTTCTCTTTTCCTTCTCAGTCATCTTTCTTTCAACTAACTCACCCTCTGGTTGATAATCTGCTTTGTCTATCTTAGGTGATAATCTCTTCAATTTCATGTAATCTCTAGGTTTTGTAGGATCTAAATCTGGATTTTGTTTTAATACCTCTGGGTCTAATTTACCTGTATATTTTCTTTTTGCTATTTCCATAGGTTCAGTGCCCGTAGGTGCTTGATCTCCTAACTCAGTTACTTTTGAATCTGATTTAGTTAAATTAGGATCACCATCAGTTTTACCTGCATCAACCATCGCCTGATTCATCTTACTGGTTCTAGACATTATTTTTGCCTTTTGAAGAGCACCTAAAAATTGAGATGGATTTAAAACTTCAGATATATTAGTGCCTTTCCATACTCCTTCATCATTTAATTTGGGCTTCATGTGAGCAGGACCAATTATATCAACTACAACTGCAGTTGTCTCTCCATCAGAATTTTGTATCTCTACGCTCTCTCCTACTCCCCCTGAGCCATTACCACCACCATTACCACCAGAGCTACCGTTACCATTTCCACTACCATTCCCACCGTTCCCATTTCCGTTAGAACTTCCGTTAGATTTGCCATTACCATTACCATTCTTTTTAGAATCCTCCTTTTCATCTTCACGCTCTCTACGAAGATATCCACCAATTCCTCTACGGAATCCTTTAGGGATTGGTTTGCACTTGCTATCTTGGTAACAGTAATAGTGTCCTTCCTTACACTTCTTCATTGTAGCGATTATTTTTCCTCTTTATTATTTAGAAACCCTTTCTTTAGCATCTTTGAGAGTTCGGATGTAGAACCCACAAATAAAGCGTTATTAGTTACGTTATTAGTTTTCGGACTATCTTCATTTACGTCTTTAATTTTTTTCTGTAAATCCATCAACTTATCAGTTGTGTCTGCTACAGATTTTATAAGTTGACCTGCTACTTCATATGCTCTAGGACTTGCACTCTCCCCTGCAACTTCCATTATTCCATTGATCGCTTCTTGACCTTTTTCTATGATTGAGTATAAATTAGCACGAGTATACTCATAGTCCTTTTCAATCTCATTGATCTTTACACGATCATCTTTTTTAGGACTCTCTTTTTTTACAGGCACTACATCAGGTTCACTAATGTTTAATGCTTTATCAATAGATTCATAGTTTTCCATCAGATATCATTTTGTTTTGTTGGACTGCGATCTCTACCATCATCAAAGAATTCAGATGTTTCACTGAATCCAAAGTCATCGCCTGGAACGATAAGTGCGTTATCATTACTATCTATAGCACCATCACTATTGTAATCTTTGGTTGCAGTTGGAGTTACAGTATATCTCATTTCTCTTCTAGCATTTACAGTATCAACACTTGCATACTGATCGACAATAACTTTCTTAATAAGACCCTCTGGATTCTCTGCGATTGGTCCGTATAAGTATGTCTTTGCAACAAATTGGAACGTGTATATCAACGCTCTTCTAGTTGAAAAATCTCCCTCATAATCGTCTTGAAAAGTAACGTTAGTGAGTGTTATGGGGACATCTCTTTTTTCACCAATTGAGTCAATTAAATTAATAGTGATGCTAAATGATGGTTGAAAAAATGGTAATATTTGTTCTACAACTTGTAACGCATCATCATTTATTTTAGTAAGTAAACTTAATTCAAAACCAATATTATAAGGGACTGGCATGAAGACCTTCTTTAACTTATTGGTTGAATTATCTACTGCTTTAAAGGTTTGAGTTATACCTGATTTTCTAGATGAGTCATAAGCAATAGAGGTCATTTCAAAAGACATTCTTGGTAATGTAATCGCAACCATTTTATTTAAATCGGGTTGCTGTTCTAATCTAGCGATAAATTTTGCAGCAGGTCCATATGCAAGAGGAACTCTTTTGATATCAACAGTTGTTCCATCGGAAGTTTGATGTCTAACCTCCATATTGTTAAACAATGTTCCAAAACCTATGATGGTTTTTCTAATAACTTCGTGATAAAAATAAGTCCCTAACATTAAAATAGTCCAAATGGATTTGATTCAGTGAAATCGAGAATTTGATCTGCTTCATTCTCAATTTCATCACTATGATCATATTTATCCTTATCTGTGTTTGCTGCAGATACTTTAACAGTGTATTGTGCACCAGATCTTGTTCCAGTTACAGTTTCACCTCTAAAGAATGTTCCAGTTTCAATACCAACCTGTAAAATCCCAGTATCAAGATCCCATCTCTTAACTCTTGCAGATGCATTAGATCTATTACCCGTTACAAGTTCATTGAACCAGTAACTTCCAGATCCTATACCAGCTGATGAAGGTGGACCAACAGTAATTGTTGGTGGTGAGAAGAATCCTGCACCAGCATCTTGGATAAAGATATTTGATATGGTTCCACCAGCACCAACTTCCGCACGAGCAGAAGCAGGTAATTGTGGGGATAGAGATGGAAGTGAAATGGATACGTTTGGTGTTGTGGAATATCCAACTCCACCTGTGCCTCCAATGGAGATACGTATGATACCTTTCTTACCATCTGATCTAATCAATGCAGTAGCAGCAGCACCTACACCTCCACCACCAGATATTGTGACTATTGGTGCAACAGTATATCCAGCACCAGAATTAGTAATTACAATCTCTTCTATCGAGGTTACATTATTTCTTGTAGTAAGTATACCAACAGCAGTAGCATCTATTCCACCACTTGGTGCTGTGGTTAGTCCAATAGTTGGAACACTGGTGAATCCTGAACCATCATTTAGTAAACTTATACTCTTAACAAATCCTGTTCCTATTGTTGCTGTAGCAGTTGCTGCAGATCCAACTCTGTTCATAGTAAGATCGGTTATAACACCCAAATCTTCTGTTTTACTATCAATTGCATCAATACCAGTATCAATTGTTTCATCATTGTACTCGAACAATTCACACTGTAATTCATAAACATAAGTATTTCCTAACTGATAAAAAGGAACCTCATGCTCTACGAATTTTATTTCAAATAATCTACCACCTAGAGGAAAAAATACTAAATCACCTTCACGAGGTCTCATAACTGCTTCACCCACCTCATCTACATCTTCTTGACTTAAAAATGGAGAGATAAAATCTTCAAATCTTTCTCTTGAAATTACAAGTTGTAATTCATCTCTCAAACTCATTCCAAATTTAGTTAGAACATCACCTGCTCCACTGTAACCATCCCATGTATTTACATATGCCTCAAGTTGAAAATTATCATCAAACTTTGATGCTTCAATTTCTTGAAATACAGTGCTTTTGTTAACAAATTTTCTAGGTATATAAGTTACTTCAACACCATAAATTTTCAATTGCTCATTTACAAGCGATTGAATTAAATCTTGTTCTTCAGGTGAACCTTGTAGAAAAAAGGGATTAAGAGCCATTATCCAATAAAATCAAGTGGTGGTAGTTCGTAAGTAGAACTCATTTCTTGTTTGATCATTTCAATTTCTCTCAGAGCATCATCATATATCTGTCTACCATTCAATTCAATACCACCAGGTAGTTTAACACCTTGGAACTTAATTAAATTTTGACCCCATTGTCTCTTTATCAAAGCAGTTAGATATCTCTTTAAAAAACTATCATTAAACAATTGTGTGTAAGTTGTTGGATCTAATATTCTATGACAGTCAATTACTATGAAATCACCAGCATTTAAACTATTGTAATCAATATCCAAATATAATCTATCTTGTCTTTTATTAAATCTGATCTGTGCTTCAGTTGTTAAGAGAAAATCTATATCTTCTAGATATGATTTTACCATAGCGTATTGTAATAATTCTACTGAATTGAAATAATATAAATCATTCAAAAATAATTGGTACTTAATACTAAACATACCACCAGATATTGCACTCATATCAAATTTAAATATCTTTTCTATACCTACAACTGTTTCGGGTACTTGAATGAAGTTAGATGTTTCGTAGAAGTTTGATGTGGTTGTGCCATAACCACTTATTGCAGTGGATGTGCCAGTGGTTGTTACAATTCCTACACCTGTTGTTCCCTGTGCCTTTCCTCTGTCTATATCCCCTTGTGTAAACTGATATTTAAGATACATTCTTTCAATACCGTCAAAATGACGTTCTTGGAAATACTGAAATGCATCATCTACTAGATCATCAACCTGTTCATCACTCACGTTGATTTCTAAGACTGGTGCACCTAATTGTCTTTTGCAATATTCAATTAATTCTTCTCGTGAAGCAGGTTTCGCCATTAGAAATCCTCAGAATCTATTGTTATATTTTTTGGTTTTTTCTTACCTTTCAGTTGAATCAATAAATTTTCCTGATCAGTTACCTTTGTGCTCAGTTGGTCAACAACATTATTTAAACCAAGTACTCTTGTTTCTAATGCTATTATTTGAGCAAGCATTTCGTGTGTCTTTTTCTGATAAACACCCAAAATCATCTTGTATTCGTTTTCATCCATGACAGAGTATAAAAAAAGGTGGGATACACCCACCTATATTTATAAGTTATACTTTACTCGTTAGAATGAGCCACCATCGACGGTTATATTCTCTAACTGTCGTAATGAACCATCGTGACTAATTACTGCTGATAATCCTGCAGCGTCTTTGATGAATACACCACCTGCTTCAATCGTAGCGTGTGTGGTATTAGTTAACACACTTGTGCTTTCTGATACATCTGCACCAAAAGCAATTCTACCTACAGAATCATCCCAGAAGACTGCTGCTTTCTTTGCAGAACCACTATAATAATGGAATATTAAACCAACGTCTATGTTAGCATCTGATGATGGAGCGACTAATGATCCACCACTGTTAACAAGACCTACCTCAATTAAACTATCCTCAACCTTTAAGGTTTCAGTATTAATTATTGATTGTGATCCTAATACTGTAAATGTACCATTAACTGTTAAGTTATCATCAACAGTAACTGTACCACCAGCAGAGTCGATTGTTAAACCACCACTTGATGTATCAATTTCATTATCACCAGTAACACCGATTTGTATGTTACCACCAGTTAAGTCTGTAAATGTACCAGCAGCAGCAGAGTTACCACCAATAGTGGTTCCATCAATAGTACCACCGTTGATATCAGCAGTATCTGCTACTAATGAGTCAATCTGTGCAGTTCCATCAAGGAATAAATTATTCCACTCTAGTGTAGAAGATCCTATATTTCTGTTACCATCTGAAGATGGAATTAGGTCACTACTGAATCTAGCGATTGCATTTATAGTATCACTTGTAGCATTACCTAAAGTTGTATTACCCTCTACACTTATGGTTGACTTGAATGTTGCACTGTGTGGAGTATTGACTGCATTTGAATGAGTAATAATAGCATTACCCATCTTAGCATGAGCAGTGCACTGATAATGTAAAACAGCAGGTGTAGTGTCTGAGATTGTAATCTCAGTATAAGTATTCTGAAAACTTACACCGTTTGTATAATTATATACCTTATCAACATCTAGGTAAAACTTTAATGGATGACTTCCTGTATTGTCATTCGTAAATCTGTAAGTTTTACCTGGAGTCAAGTGTAGTATTGGTGCTTCTACACCATCAATCTTATATCCATTACTACTACCTGAACCATTATATCTGTGTGCTGCGGATTTTGCTGCAACTGATACAGTAAAGTTCTGTGTGGTAGCAGAATGTGGTGCTTGTAAATATGAAAATCCTTTTAACGATGTTGTAGTTGTAACACCAGAGTTATTAATTGCATCTGCTTCTAAAGTACCATCTAAGTATAAATGTCTCCATTGCTGTGTGGCTGAACCTAAATCAAAAGTATCATCATCATCTGGAACAAGACTTGAAGCAAATTCACCACCAACTACAATGTCGTCAGTAACTGAGTCACCAAGTCTTACAGTTCCACCACGGAATGTTACAATACCTATAAATTCTGACTCACCACCAACAAATAATCTATCTGTTACTGAAAGTGCTGCTCCAACATGTACGCTCTTTTCAATACCAACACCACCTTCAACTATTAAAGCTCCTGTATCTTTGCTAGTTGAATCTGTTGTGTCTGATATTGTAATAGGACCTACAAGTGTACCACCTGTCATCCAACTTAAATTACCACTTCCATCATTCTGAAGAATACCATTAGTGGCGTTAGTAGCTGGAAGTGTATATGTTAAGTTACCACCTAATGTTGCAGGTGCCTTAAGTTCTATATAATTGTCGCCATTACTTGCACCTTCTACGACTCTTACCGCAGAACCAGCAGTGTTAGTTTCTCTTGTCCAGTACCTATGTGATCCGAAAAATTTATTATTGCCTGAAGTCCCATCCAGACCAACATAAAAATCAAATTCATCAGTTACAAACGCTGGTTCACCTGCTTTTAGAGCGGGTAAACTGCTGTTGGCACCTCTTTTAAACTTTATTACAGGAGCAGCCATTGTTTAAAATCTACCTTTTAATTATTATTTATTGATAATCTATGTTTAATTAAAACGTTCCAGCGTCAAAAGCGTCATCATCAACTGAATCTGCTAAGTCAACAATTTGTGCTGCATCTACGTGAAGGTATTTGTCGGTGTCTGCATCATACATCAAAAATGTATTATCCACCCTCTGGGATATGTCAATATCTTGAACTTGTTCAAGTTGTTGAAGTGACGCTAGAGTTGTAGTCGCTGCCTTTTCAGAAGCAACAACCTTTTTGACTGTGCGTTGTCCAATCCTAATAGTTATAGGATTAACATTTTTTACTACTCTTATGCTAGCCATTAGGTTCGTGTAACTGCTTGTGATACGAGTACCATACCCTCAACAACACACTCCATAACTCCAGTTGTATTAGTAGTTATAACATCATATACATGTCTGCCTGGTTTAAGGGCAGCAGTTTGTGTTGTTGATAGACCGATTTGTATTTTTCCACCCACTGCATCATATATTGAACATGTGAATGTAGTGATTCCAGTTGGACCTTGAGCACCACGATGCTTACGCATTTGGGCAGAGACTCCAAAATTAGTCAAATTTATTGGTGAGTTACTTACACCATCTTCTAAGGTAAACACTTGTTCAAATGTAGTACCCGTCTTAATTATTAAATTACTGGAGTATACAGCCATGCATTATCACCGATCTTAGTTATTTATCTATCTAAAAGTTGTCTTAACTGGTTTTTTAATTCATCAATCTCATTTCTAAGATCTTCGATCTCTCTTCTCTCAGTTAATTTTTTGTTTTTTGCTCTCATATAATTAATATAACCGTTTGTATCAGTATTTACAATCGCACCTGATTCTTCACGGTATAGATTCTTGTGTCCTTCTACTGGTATCATAGTAATATACTCATTGAAACTGCTGCACCAACTGCGATCCAAAATATTTTAGGAACAATACTTAAAGGAACTGGATGCTTCATTATTTATCTTGCAACCTCTCTACAACTGTTTTTGCTTGCATCGGTGCAACATCATTCAAACCATTAGCGTCAAACCAAGGTGCATCTTCCCAACTAAAACCTTCACCAAAGGTGTTATCAGGAGACATTACATACCAGTGACATTTTGCATCTGGAATATCAACTGCACATACCGCCCAGTCATCTGCCCACTGTGGAACCTGTACATACATTACTGGTAAATGATTAGCAAAAAATGAAAGTATCAAAGAAAAGAAGATCATGCTGTTTTAGTATCAGTTTTTTTCTTTACCAAGTCTAACATAGATCTTGGAAAAGGGTACAAACTTCTAAATTTTTGATTTTCTTTTTTTCTTATATCAGGAGTTCTAATAAATCTCAAGTCAGATTTAAAAACATCAAGTTGTTTTGGAGTTACTGGTTTTGAAAGATCTTCCTTAAACTGTTTAAATGTTTTCATTATGCTAACGCTATGACTCGTAGATCCTTAAATCTTGGTGGTTTTGCCTCATTTGTTCCACTCATTACGATCTTGATTTGAAATCCATTAAACTGTTCAAGTTCATCAATACTAAATTGATAATCAAAGAATTCATCATCAGCACTTGCAGGAACATTTGAATCAGGTCTTCCACTATTGTTAATTGGGTTGATAACCTTATCACCAAATCCATCACCATCAGTATCTGTTGTATTGTCGAAACCAGGAAATAGTTCAAATGTTTGCTCAACATTACTTGAATCTGTACGAGATAGTTTATATAAAACTCTAAAGTCTGCAGAAGAATCTCTAAAAGCACTAATTAATACTTTTAGTGATGTTGCAGGTTGATCTAGAGTTATATTTCTACTAATATAATTTGAAGCGTGAGGATCTTCCAGACTAAGATTAACTCTACTATCAAATGCATAATTTTTAATTGGATTATTTAAAGCACTTCTACCTAAAACTATTGCAGCGTTATCGACAACATTAACCATAGGAGATAAATTATTATCATCTGATGTTAATGTTAAACCAAGTGTAAATGATTTATTTTTAGGAAGTTCAGTTAATCTGGTGGTCTCGTTTATATCTGATGCAACGATTCTAGGAGTTGTTAATTCGTTATCATCATTTAACGCAACACCTTCAAATCCTTGATCTATGAATGATATTTCAGATCCACCTGAACTCGTGCCTGAAACAGTTCTTATAGATCCAGATACAGTAGAACCCTCGCCAGGTGTGATTACATCAAATACTGGAGTGAGTCTATTAAATTGTATATTTCTTGTTCCTTTTGCATTAGATCCACCAATCTGATTTTCATCTGTAAAACTTGGTACCTCATCTGGATTTGTAATATCACCTCTAAGTATCTGAATATGATACTTATCAATACCCCTCTCTGATTTCAATAAAGTGCTTGATGGAAGCGTGTGTGTTTGATTGTTAATTCTATGCAAACCAACACCATTCAGTTCATATGGGAATATTTGAGTATTAACTGTGTGTGATTGTTGAATTGAATCAACACCTCTTGAACCAATTCCCAGTGATCCTGCAGGAGATACTCCAGCGGTTATTGATGAATAGTAAATTATTTCACCATTTATTTGTGCATATCCTGCACCTGTTGAGATTCCCTCCTGAGTTCCAAATATCGTAGTATTAGCGACTGATACAGTATTATCATTAAGACCAAACGCTGCTGATATTGTGGTAGGAACTGAATTTGGTTCAATACCAGACAATTTAACAACATTAGTGTCCGCATGCATACCATGACTAGGTTGAGATACCTCAATTACATCACCAGCGTATAAATCATTGATTACGTCTGAGCTTGCAATAGTAGTACCAGCCATAGCCACAGCACTGCTACCATTATATACAACCAGAGGGCGACCTGCAGTAAAGTCTGTGCCTTGTACATTTGTTAGATAAAGTGTGTTTCTATTTGATAAACTTGTTACGGTTATTTGTGCACCAGATCCCTTAACCATCGTGCTGGTTGTTAAACCTAATACATCACCAATTACATAACCAGATCCACCACTGATGCTTGATGGATCAGCGTTTATAGTTCCTTGAGCATTGATTACAATAGTTGCTGTAGCACCTGTTCCAGATCCAGTAATATTATATAAAGGAACAGCAGCGTAAGTTCCCTGCGAGTAACCAACACCAACGTTAGTTTTAGTCATTGCACTGGCGGTTCCACCTGCTTTTTCAATAATACCTGAAATAGCTGTTGATGCAGTTTCATCACTAACTTTAGCACCAGGTATTAGAACACTATTCATGACTGTAGTATTACTAATAACAACCTTTAACTTACGTGGTAGAGTCTTGATTGGATCTTGCTGAAGTTTAGATGAGGCACTATCAAGTAATTGCTTAGGACTATAGAAGAATGCAGTGCCTGAATTTGAAGTGAAGTTGCATTTGTTAAGTCTTAACTTCATATCTTCAAACTGACTAGCAGTCCAAATTGTTCCATTTTGTGACTTAAATAAACTACCACCAATGTATTGTTTAGTGACTATAACACTCTCAGCATCAGGTAATGTAGTAGTGTTAACAGTTCTCTCTCCCATGCGAGCACACCAAACCTCATATAGATTTGATGTTGGGGCAAGAAGAACTATACAATATTCTTGCTCTGGTTCTAGATATACTGGTGATGGGAATTTAACGTTTGTTGCAATAGAAGCATCATTAGAGGTTACAATCTGAGACGGTTCTATAGCAACTTCTGCATGAATCGCCACTAAGTTTTCTGTTGGAGTTCCTAACTGTAATGGTCTAACTTGAACTGTGATTTTTGCTGATGGATCAACATTCGCAAAGTATAAGTCTACTGAAGAAAGAAACGCTCCTTTTGAATCAACCGTAAATGATTGTGCTAGAGGATCACTATGCTTACGTCCTCTTCTTCTTCTCCTTCTTTGTATCG